ACTGGCGGAGTACAGCAAGCCTTAACAGACTACAATACGGAAATGGCAAAGCTTCCGGGTACTATGGAAGACGCTATAAAGAAAGCGATGGAGTTGGAGCGTAGGACACAAGCGTTAAGAGTAAGTCAAAGAGAATTAACAGTACAATTTGCAGAAGGTCGCGCCCAGATTAAGGAGTACAATATGATTGCCGAGGACACCACGCGCGGCTTAGAAGAAAGACTTGAAGCGGCTCAAAAGGCAATAGATATTGAGCGTGAACTCATGGCGGCAAGACAGGCTCAAGCGCAAGAAGAATTTGACATTGCGAAAGAACGTGCCGCGCAATCAGACAGTAGCGAAGATGATCTTGACAACCTTGCACAATTAGAAGCAAACCTAATAAACATTCGTACTGAGTCTGCGGAAATGCAGACGACGTTAAACAACAAACTTAACATTATTCGCCAACAAGCGAAGGCGGCGGCTAAAGCCGAAGCTGACGCCATAGCCTTAGCGGAACAAGAAAAACAAGATGCTTATGAAGCTACACTTAAAGCAAGACGCGAATCTATAAATCAAATAAACGAAGCCGCCGATCAAGCAAGGACTTACACTATGACGCAACAAGAAGCCGAGCTTGATGCGTTAGAGCAACAATTTATGAAGCTCGAAGAAGCACAACTTGACTACATAGACCAAGTTGAAGAAAATGAAGCAATGTATCAAGAAGGCGAACTTGCTCGCGCTGAAACCCATTTGGAAGAAATGGAAACGAGATACTATGCTAAAGAAGCGGCAATTGTAGAAAAGTATAAAAAACAAGAAGAAGACAAAGTAACAGAAGCAAACGATAAAATAGAAGCAAGTGAAAGAGCAAAGGCAGAAGCTATTAAAGCCGCGAACATAGGTCTCATTCAGGCCGGCTTCCAAGCTCTTAACGCTATGGCTAAAACGGAAGAGGGACAAAAGAAGTTAGCCATTGCACAAATCTTAGTTAACCAAGGTATTGCACTTTCTAACGCAATAGCCGGCGCGCAAGCCTCAGCACTTGCAACAGGGCCGGGAGCTGTATTTAGCGCACCGGGATTCACAGCTACTCTCGTTGGTTTAGTCCTGTCTTCATTTGCACAAATTAAAGGCATAATGAACCAAGCGGGTGCGGCTACAGAAGGACTCGATACAGCGATGCCGTCACTTGGCGGCGGCGGTGGTGGTTCGGCTTCGGGCGGTGGTGGTCCTCAGCTTGCCATGACACCCGACCTTGCACAATCGTTCAACGACGCTTTAGGATCACAGGCAATACAAGCGTATGTAGTACAACAAGACTTAGCAGACGCCAACGCGTTACAAGAGTCTATCGCTAACCAAGCGTCACTTGGAGGCGGATAAATAAACAACAACGAAACCCGTATTTTTTAAGATATGAGAAAGAAAGTAGAACTACTAATAGACGAAGAAGAACCGATAAGCGGAATCGAGGCCGTAAGCCTTGTGCGTTTTCCAGCTATAGAGACAGACTTCGTTTACCTTTCAAGCGAAGCAGACAAGAAGATGTCCTTCGCTATGGACGACGAAAAACAAATGCTCATAGGCCCGGCACTTATTCCGGACAAGTTGATCCTACGCCTTGACGAAAACGACGAAGAATACGACGTCTACTTTTCGAAAGAAACGGTGCGACAAGCTATGGAGTTGTTTATGGTAGAAGCCAGAACAAACGAAAGCACACTGGAACACGCGTCTAAAATTGACGGGGTTACTGTAGTCGAGTCTTGGTTAATTGAGGACTCTAAAAAGGACAAGAGTGCGCTATATGGTTTCGACCTTCCACAAGGCACGTGGATGCTATCTGTTAAAGTAAACAACAAAGACATTTGGCAAAAGGTAAAGAACCGCGATGTTCGTGGGTTTTCAATTGAGGGCTACTTTACTGATCGCCTTGTAGAGATGAAGCGCGGTAAGCTTTGCAAAAATTGTCCACAAGACGAACAGATAATAGCAGAGTTAAAGTCTATACTACTTGAAGAAGTGCAACCCGCGGGAGTCCTTAACGGCCAGCCGTTATTCGCACGCTCGCAAGACGCGCAAATGTGGGGTGAGACTTTCTACAACCGCACCGGCTTTTCGGTTGTTAAGTTAAACGGACAAACGCTATATGCGGCAAAGGAAAGCTTCGAGAGTTATCCTTGGGACGAATGCGTGCGCGATCAGATAAACCGCTACGGCTCGAAAGAGGTAGCCGAGAAGGTTTGCGGAATGATAAGAAGCAAATACGGGTAATAAATAAACACCCGGCAATTTGATATATGTAACCTTGTAATAACCTAATAAGTAACGATGAACACAATCGAAAAAATCAGAGAGGTATTAGGACTTCCCAAGCAGAAGTTTTATGCCGAAGCGCGACTGGACGACGGCCGCGTAGTCGTTACCGAAGCCGAGTCTATGGACGTAGGCGTGGAAGTTAGAATCCTTGACGACAGTGGCGAGGCTTCATTACTTGACGCCGGAACGTACACACTTGAGGACGGTACAAAAATAGTAGTCAGCGAAGACTCACGCCTTGCACAACTTGGCGACGACGAAGTAGAAGTAGAAGTAGAACTTGAGACAATACCCGAAGCCGAAGAAGAAGGCTACCGTGACGGTATTGACGACGAAAAGGAAGATGTTCGTGAGGACATGAACTACGACAAAGTTCGCGACGCTTTAGACCAAGGCTTCCCAGACTTAGGACAAGACACTATTGACGCTATCGCAACTTTAGTTTCGGCTATTTACAGCGACGACGAGGTTGTTGTTGAAGCTGAAGACGTCGACGTAAAAGTTGAAGAAGAAGATTTATCTTCAGTTATTGAAGAAGCTTTTGCAAACATCAGCAAAAGACTTGAAGCATTAGAAGACGCGCCTGCGTCAGAGGGCGTTAAGCACTCACCTAACAAGTTTTCGGCTACGCACAAGTCGATTAATAAAAATAATTTAACAAGTGTAGAACGTGCGCTACATATCATTAACTCTAACAAATAATCAAAATGAGTAATTTGAAAAAATACGATTTCGATATTACCGTAGCGGCTAACACTTATGCCGGCGAGTTAGCTTTACCGTATGTAACGGCGGCTTTACTTGGTGCGGAAACTATCGCAAAAGGGCGTTGTCGTCTAATCGAGGGCGTACAATACAAGGCAGTAATTAACACGCTTACAACTTCGGACACTATCCAAGCGGCAAACTGTTCGTTTAACGATGGCGCAGATCTTTCACTTGGCGAGCAAGTTGTAGAACTTAGCGACCTTGCAGTAATGGAGACAATCTGTCGTGGTACGTTATTCCCAACTTGGGTAGCGGCACAAGGTTCTATGAACCGTAACGGAGATTTACCTATTGAGTTTACTGACTTCCTTATGGCATCAGTAGCAGAAAGAACAGGAACAAATCTTGAGACTTTAATGTGGCAAGGTGATGCCGGAGCAGTATTCGGTCTGGGTTTTCTTTCTAACGACGGAGTAATTGACGACGCAGGAATTGACGCGTCAGCTATGAAGGACTTCACAGAAGCTGACACAGGTGCTTTAGGTGCTTGGACAAAAGCTAATATCCTAAGCGTTCTTGATTTAGTATTCGATGCGGCTAATGCTACTCCGGGTATTTTATTAAAGCCAGGTGCAGGTTTCTACGTTTCTTATGAAGCTTACGCGTTCTTCTTACAAGCTATCGCGGCACAAAGCACAAACCAAGGATACAATCAAGACCTTGGCGGAGCGACTTACCTTGGATATCCTGTTTACCCAACAGCCGGAATTCCTAACACGACTGACGTTTGTGTCTTCACTTATCCTGAAAACATCGTAGTAGGAACAAACAACTACACAGCAGATACTTCGGCTCAGTTAATTCCAGCTTACGCTTACGACGGATCGGACAATGTAAAAGTTGCTATGCGTTTCGGCGTTGGTGTTAACGTAGCAGTACCGACTGACGGTGTTGTTGGATTTAATTTTGCTTAATCACTAAATAGAAAAATATGGCTTGCAATATTACAGCAGCGAGGGGCATTGATTGCCGCGACGCAATTGGAGGGTTAAAGGCCATCTATTTTTGTAGTTCTTACTGTTCAGACATACTTAAAGAAGCAACGGTTACAGCTAATTCTTACACTATCACTACAGCGGGTTTCGCTAATTGGGATATTGTAGACAGCGGTGCGGTTACAGTATTTAAGTATAACTTGGTGACAGACCTTTCCAACTTTACAACTGCTATTGAAGCGGACAAAGCAACAGGATCGGTTATGTACAACCAGACATTGAACGTAGTCCTACACAAAGTGGTGGCGGCTGACTTGTTTCAGCTTGGTTTAATCGCAAAGAATCGCGCTCAAATCTTCATACAAGATAGCAACGACAACGTTTTCCTTATGGGAATTACTGACGGATGCTACCTAACAGGAGGCGACACGATCGCAACCGACGATCGTGACTGGGAAAC